CCGCATTGGGACCCGAGAGTCAGGGCTGTCACACCCCCCCTAACCGCCGGGGCGGTCCGCCGATGTCGCGCTCGCCGTTGGCTGCTAGCTCCACAGAGCTCAGATCAACAACAACTGCTACTCCCTTGACTGTCCAGAGGAGACTATCCGCGGCCCTCGTAGATTTACGGGTCTTATGCGAGTCTCTTGGATCAGTGGGGTGGCTACAGAGTTGCGTCACCAAGCGTTCCGTGTCGCCTAGACAGACAGCCTCACGGGCCCACAAGGATGGGCTTGGTGCGGAAATGGATGAACTCCCCGTCCGGACTCTGATAAGCAATGATGCTATCGGAATCCGTCCGCTGGAGAGACTGCCCCGAGGGCAGCTGGACTCGCAGCTCATCATGCCACTCAGTTGGAGACGAAACACGTTCTCCCTGATAGGCCCTGACGAGTCCAAGTTCATCCGAGGAGAGCTGGCGAATTCTCCACTCGCCACGGTCGCTGCTTCGCGCCGACTGGTAATTCAACAGTCCGGCGCTCGGCTTCGACAGCTTCTCCTCTCCCGCACGCATAGGTTCCAGCTTCGCGCGAACAACCACACGACCCAACTTCACAGGACAAATGGGTACCAGCACGGGCTTGGTGCGCCTCTGATAGGTACACCGGCCCTCAACTCCCATCGGAGCATTCAGGTCCCAATAGTCCTCTCCATCCACTTGGTGCTTCGTCCCGAAATCAAGGGACTTCCACTTGTGGCGGAGATACCCGGCAACTTGTTGTTGCCAGGCTGTGAATCGTGTGGTACTGCCCTCAGGCAGAACAATGCCAAGGCCGCCAAGCTCTGGAGCGGCATGCATATTGATCTCACCTCGGTGGGTGTGAAAGGCAATCGAATGCCTGTAGAATGCATGCACACGCAACAGAGTGCGGCGGGGGTCACAACTCTCTGTGATGACCCTGTTCACCTTGGCAGTGAAAGGCATTTCTCGGTTCTCAGGTCGGGAAGCGACCTTCGCAGTCTTGGCCTTCGGGTCTGGATCTCTGAAGTCGATCTCTCTCTCACGGTCCGCATACAGCAGACCCGTGTTGAGGAAAGAGACCTTCTTGAAGTCCGGAAACCCTCGCCGACACGACTTGCGGAGGACGTAGCCTTCCGAGTTGATGGTGACGAAATGCGGCGAGATGTAGTTCTTTCCGGCAGAGAGGGTGAAACCCGCTAATCGGGTCCACCTCTGCCAGATAGCATAGAACTCATCATTCGCCTTGAAGCAAATATCGTCTCCATTGACAAGGACAGGCAAGTCCTGCAACTCCACCTTCTTGCCGAGGTATTCCTCCAAGGCAAGCCAGTAGCCGGCGATGTTGATCGCACACAGCACTGGAAAGGAGAGAACCGAGCCCATGAGCTGACCGTTCGTCTGCATGATCGTTCGTCCCTTAGGGAGTTCGTTCATGTACTCAAGTGGATAGGTAATCTCGTGATTACCTAGGACGGCCCGAGCAAGTTCGGCCTCCGACGGGTCCAAAGCAGCACCTTTGATCGCCTCTTCGAGGCACAAGGTATTGATTTGCTGGGACAAGCCATCGGTTGCCGCAGAGTAGTCGCCGGAGACCCATTGAGGGAATTCGACGCCAAGCTTGCGGGTCATGTAGTCCACGTCCACCAGGTCAGACTGATCCATGGGGCGGCCGGTGAGTCGGAAACAGCGGTGTTCTTGCAGTTGATGCCACATGGCCTTCTGCATGCTACTCGCTGCCCAATACTCCAAGCCGCTGCCTTTGGTGATGAGGCGGCATTTAAGTGGCTCAAGGATTCCGGCGACCTCAGCTCTGCACTTCCCTTCGTGTAAACGTAGGTTTTGCAAAGCCATTGAGACTGCCATCTTCCGAGTCACCGTGGGGAGGAATTCGCGCAAAATGCGCTCCTCTACGACCACGCCGGGACGAATTTCGGTCATCCGCCAGAGCCCTCCTTCAGGAGTAGACTCGAGGATGTCCAGGTATCCCAGCCTGGCGAGGACGCAGTCTCGTACGAGACCGCATCTCCCCCCTTCGGACCGTGTGGCTTCCTTGCAGGCATTGTAGCCCGCATCGGGCGGAAGATCAGCAAAATGCCGCATCCGCCTGGATGTGCCCCACGAGTCCCAAACCTTGCCCCTCTCACCCCGCACCTCTCGGTGTGTCCGCCAAATGGAGCGGAACTTACGGCGAAACTTCTCGGCATCATCAGCGCTCAACTCGGGTAAGACCTGAGTCAGAGCATTCTGATGCTTCGACATCGTCATGGCAATGAAGTCCTCCGGGACCTCAACCGTGCCACGTTTGATGCCTTGCAGAATCGCCCAACACACCTGCGAAGGTCGCGCCTCTCCAGGCCGACTCGCCAAAAGGTTGCGGAAATGTTTTCGCGCGCGCCCGCAGAGCGGGAAATGGAGGCTGGAACCTCCCAAGGCCTCCTCGATACCGGCCGGCACTTCAGGCATGACCTCCTGACGGAGATACTTAGCCAGTGGCCAGCAGGTAAGGTACTTCTGCCACTGCACCATCGCTGTCGCGTTGGGTGCCTGCAGCAGGACCTCGAGGATGCCAAAGAAGTCTCCTTCGGCACAAAAGCGGAAGACTGGATCGGCGTCACAAAGGACGTCCCAAGTCGACCGCCAGAAATGCAGGGCACTGGTGAGTAACCAGCTCCTGTCATATGCCGAGGAGAGTTCTAAGTGGGCGGAGTTCTCAACAAACAGACGAACAGCAGGAGGAAGACGGTCATCCGTAATGCCTTCTGCCATCAACAAGCGTCTGTCGAGAACTACCGAACGACGGCCATCGTCGTCGCGGACCGCCAAGTGGCCCCTCTTTGGGCCACCCCGCCGCCGTAGGACACGAACGGCGCCGGTAAGAACATCGAACAACGTCC